TTCCAACATAAAGTCTGCCGGTTGTGTTAATTTTGCTCCTTTCTTTCCATGAACACTAATTGCTATATTTGTTACTAATGAACTTAAATATGCTAATCTAAAATCTTTTCTCCAAGTACCTATTGGATCTAATCTATCGTAAGCTTCCCATTCACTTAATTGCTTACTTGTCAAATGATCCAACAAGTAATCTGGATGTATTATTTTGAGTTCTCTACAGAGTCTGAAGTAGAATTGTCGGCTGGGCCGACTACGGAGTTTTTTACTAACTCCTCCTTATCCTCTTCACTTATTGCATTTAACTTCTGAGCTGCATTAACTATCTTTTCTAATTTAGCTGCACTCATGTTCTGACTTAATAAAGGATAATCTAATGGTTTTAATAATAGAATACCTTTCTTATCACATACAGTACATACCGCTAACTTAGCTCTAAAATCATCCGTAGCTTGTTCAAAACCTATAATAGCTCCTTTTTTATCATACGTTTTCTTAATAAGAGACTGTTCAAAAGTATCTCTTTCTCTTCCTGTCATTTGACGAACAAAAATACTTTCGTCATCACTTAAATTAACTTCTTTTACTTCTAATTCTTCTTTTTTAAGAAGTGTTTCCCTGTTTAAAAAATTTTTCATCTGATTATGTATTTAATTATTAATAAAATGTCTTGATTAGACAACTGTTAATTTTATGCAGAACCGGAACCGGAATTAACCGTTACCTGTCCACTAACTTTCAACGTGACATCTGCTGTTACTTTATCATCAGCAGGTATCCCTAAACCTAATTCTGTCACAAGTGCTTCAAATTCAAATGATGTTTCATCATCGTCTGGTAAAAGAATCTCATAATTTCCAAGTTCATCACTTTCAAAATCAGTATTCATCGTATCATAAGTATCTCTGGTAAAATTCATAGGTAAGGTTACTGAACCTCCATCCCTGAATCCACCAATAAACTCACGATAACCACCAGTAGAATCTAAAGAGGTGACATCAATCGTATCCCTTGATTTACTAGGACCTGTGATTGAATTTATTTCAGCTATGGCTACCCAATTGGCTCCATTCCATCTCGGAAAACTTGTGCCTACACCACTAATTGCACTACTCATAATTTACCTCCTTTTCATTCAGCCTTTACGCTGAAGATTAAAATTTATACTAAACTTTTCTCTACCACTTTCATCTTTTCCTAGCGAAGCGGGACCACTAGTACAATAAATGACTGTGTATACAGTTCCGTTAATGGTTTGATGTGATAAACCATGTAAGGCAACTTGTATGCTTTCTGCAAGAGCATATCCTGCAATATATCCTGTATTTCTTACCATTATCTGTATGGAAGGTCTTTCATATCCTTGTGTAGTTAATCCAAGATCAGTTCCATAACCACCATAATCTTTTATCGTTACACAATTATTAGGTTCTGCAGGTTCATTTGCAATAAATAAATTTGTAGCAAACGTAAGTCCTAATGTCCCTAATGATACTATGTAATCTTTTATGTCTTCTGAAGGAGCTGTCATATCTTTTATTATTTTATACGTATATTATCTGCAATAACTTGAACTATTTGTTTACTATTCCTTTCTATATGTGTTTGCATATACTTAGGTCCTGCTCCAGGTTTTTGAAATTCTGCTTTTATATTTTCATGGACCGGTGCAGCATAAAAAGCACTGAAACCTGTAATAACAACCGGTTCAGTCCCTCCTGTCATTCCTTTTGCTTCACTCTTTAAAGCCACATGATCTTTCCTCATCTCACTAGCTTTTACACCTGTTTTAGAATTGTTCTTAAAATTTGATTTTCCTAAAGGATCTTGTGCTTCACCTTTTGCAGTAACTCCAAACCAACTAGCTCTTAAATTCCCTTTATCAACAGGTGTTTTTGGATATGACTCTTCTGTTTTTCTCCTTATAAATATAGCAGCTTGTAATAACCCTCCATAAGTTTTTCCCTTAATTAACTTTATTTCAGCATTAAGACGAGTCATCACTTCTGGATAACCCTTCATTGTTGCTAAATTACCTCCTATTGGTATTGCCATTATAAATATGCTTTACGTAAATATTCAATTGTATTCAATGCTTTTATTTTCTCAAACCCTCTAATAATAAAAGCATCCTTAGTATCTATTGGTTCTTCCGAATCATTTATATCATCCAAATCACCTAAATACAAATATCCATTCCTATCAACATCCTGTTCTACAATCACAAGTGCTTTAGATACATACTCCTGACCATCAGCATCTTCTCGTATTTCTATATGCTCTTTCCAACGACAATCTATTTCTATTGGATCATCAAATGTAAAACTACCTCTACCATCATTTGTTGGATTACCCCAATATACACAAATGGTATCTAATTTCTCTGATATAAAATCTGATATTCCCATAACTTTAAGTTGTTGTAAATCCCGGTACTGCAAAAACAGTAACATTTGAAGCCCCTGTTTTCCCCATCTTTCCTGTAAAATCTAAAACCAACACATTCCTACCGTATGGAGTAGTAGATAACATCTTGGAACCTATTCCAAAATAAACTACTGCTTCACTGTAAGTAACTTCAGCATCATCTAATTTTTCTTGTTTACATCCTCTCTATCGTACTAACTAACAAATGTGCTGTTAACCACCTTTCTAATTCCTTTAGCATCACAGTAGTAATAACACTATCATTCTCAAATATTTTAGTAATTAAAGCATTTGCACCAAGAATAAAAGTATCAATAACTACATCTGTTACAGTAGTTTTACTATTCAAAATTTCTTTTACTTCCGAAGCTGTCACTCTTGCCATTTCATATTTCCTTTCGTTTTCGACTTCTCCACAAAAGTGGATCTATATATGTTAATACTTCTACTTTCCAAGGTAACTCTAACAACTCTAATGTATCATATAATTGTTTATAATCTCCTTGTAACATTCTTTCAGGCCATAGAACCTTACAATTCAAACCCTCTGTAATCATCTCTACAAACTTATTCTCATATTCATGTATCCATTGTAACCAACCCTCTTCATCTTTATAAGCATTCATAAAAGCTGTTTTCATACATGATTGAACAATATCACTTGGTTTTCTACGAACAATAATCCATTTAGCATCAGGAAAAGCATGATTCCAAACCTGCCAAAGTAACGCACTTCTTGAATCTTTATACATCCACGCACCACCTTATACTTTTCAGCAATCATAATCTCTTCTATATCATTCTTCCAATCCGTAGGAATAGACTTTATTGTTATTGGTAAAGGTTTTTGTCCTTCTATATCACAATCAATACTTTTCAAATATGGTTTCACAATAGATTCTCTAATCCTATCATTCTCAAACATCCCTCTTTTATTAGACATATATCCTCCATAAGCACCACATATATTCAATACTCCGGCAACTAATCCTGCACCGGCTCGTGATGTCCCTGTAACTAATATAGGACTTTTATCTATCATGATCTGTATTTTAATTTAACTTCTTCTCTTTCCTTACTTTTATCTTCTCTTTTTATGGTCCTTATTTTCTGTTGTGGATGTCTTCTGTAATGAGCTAATACAGAATCACAATATCCTAATTTCATCCCAGCCTTTAAACAACGCAAATTAAATTCATATTCTTCTGAAACTCCAGTAGCTCCTAATGCATCATCAAAACTACCCAACTTCTCAAATACTTCTTTTCGATACATTAATGTTGCTGAATGTAAAATATTCTTATGTAACATATCATCCAAAGTAGGAAAATTTAATCTAGGTTTTCTTACTCGTACATCCTTTTTATAAGTCCAAAATTCAATAGCATTACCATGTATAAAATCTGCATCTTGATTTTCCATTGCTATAACTGAATCCTCTATACAATTTGGAGTTAATAAATCAGCCTCATGTAAATATTTTATGTAATCCCCTGTAGCCTGATTTAAAACCTTATTAAAATTCTCCGGCCATGTACCATCTCCTTGACTAACCAATAACTGTACATCCTTTGGTACACTTGCAATAGCTTCCTTTAAAAAGCCTCTATCTTTATTATAAGGTATTATAACAGTAACCGTCTTTAAAGGCTGTAAACGCTTTGGAAATGTCTTACAAACGTAATCTTTAACCCATGCTATATCCTGTGCTTCAAAAATACATGGTTTTCCATGAAAACAAACTAAATCACTATCCTTTGGAAGTTCTGTTAATAATATATTTCTTCTTGCTTTAAAATCTTTAATAGTGTTTGTTAAAGTTTGCCAAAAAACATCAGGTTGTATAACTTTCCATAAAAAAGCATCCATCCTTCTTCCATGAGGTTCTTTAAAAGATTCCCATACCTTTGTTATTTTATCTGACTTAGCAGGAAACCAAACCAATGGAGTTGCTAATTTACTTTCTTTCCAAAAATCTTCAAGTGTAATAAATTGACTTTCATCCTTAACCAAATTAAATATATTTTCTAAAGACTGTATAATAGCTGTATCCAAATCAACATATAAAAAAGGACGATATTGTTCCATCTCAGGACTATACAATTGAATTCTTGACCATGTACCTGGATATTCACTTGACAATGGTAATATCTTCACGTTTCCTAAGTCATACTGTGTAGTAGCCTTATCCCATAAACAGATTATTTGAGGACGGTTTTCAGATTTCCACTTACCATTAATATGATCTATTATCAAATCCACATCTTTGTAAGAGAAATCTCCTCCACTCCGTAAAACTACTACTATCGTTTTTTTCTTATTCATATAACTAATTTACCTAATTTCTTACGAGTGTATTCTATAGCTTTTAAATTACCTAACCTTATTTTATTAAACCCTGCAAAATCCTTTATTATTGCCACATACCCTAAATAAGATCTACCATCCTCTTTTATTCCTATTGTTTTTATTCCTGTCATTCTTTCATCAATGGATAACTCTTCATCCAATTCTAAAATTATAGGAACCAATACGTTTTTATTCTTCATTACCCTTTAATTTTATTTTCCCAATATTCAAATGTAAGTTTCTCTAAATTCCACTTTGTTAATAATATTCTTTGAATCTCATTCAATAACAATTCTTTTGTTAAATCCTTCCATTCATTTACAAAACAAATTGGAAGATCTGTATAAAATTGATTATTGATATTCCTTTTCATTATTGGAATAGACTTCATATAAAGTGTTTCCCATACCCTATGAGTATCCATCCCATTACCTTCAGGACAAATCACAAAAAAATGATTATATACATTATTCAAATACTCATCAAAATATTGACCATTCTTTCCCATTTCAGAAGTAATCCATGACTTCCCACTAAATGTTTCATATAATATAGAACGCTTTTCAGGATTAGTAGAAACATTGTGATTCATATAAACCAAATTCCTTTTATTCTTAGGAGTTTGCAACATAACTTCCATCTTCTGCTTTTTCTTCAACTCCTTAAACCACCTGCTATTCTCCAAACCAATAGGAATAGACTCTAACCTATTATCTACACAATTTACATTTTGTGAATACCATTTAATAACATTACTTGGAATTGTAAAAGTACTATCTACATTAACATCTGAATTATGAGTAACTACAACAAACTTTTGATCTTCCTTTTCTATCAACTTAAATAACTGTTGAACATAAATTGTATGTGTATAAATAATATTTACATCCTTTAAATCATATATATTCAACGTGTTAGGTAATCTGTCATAATCATCACGTACCCTGTGTTTGGGTGCGTATGTGTAATCTGCAATCGCTTTAAACTTTTCTCCT